GTTTACCTGTTCGGCAATAGCGGCTTTGATAGTGTCGCCATAAAAATCATTAGTAATTACATTACCGATAATTTGATTTGCGCCTAAACCAGTTGTGTCATTGCCGCCATAACTGCCAATGCCTTGACCAAAAGATAACAACATTGTTGAATTGGTATTATTAAATTTAATTCCAGCTCGTGATAAATTTGCAACTTCAGAACTTAAACTATTCAGCATTTTGTAATATGCTGTTTGACAACTAATCATAATTGTATTTGATGTTAATGCGTTTAGTGCCGCATTAACCTTGGCAACGTTTGATGTAACCATTGATGTGTCTGGATCACCGTACGATGCATTACCGTTGCCGTCGTAAGTAACGTTGGCATAATAAGCTATGTAAGTATCGGTTACTGACTGATCTAGAGCTTGCATTGCTGTAATAATTGGACCAGCAAATAAAGCATAATTTGAATTAATTGTTGTATAAGAAGTATTGTAAGGAATACCAGCTACTGCACCTAAGTAATCGGTCATTACAGGATTACCAAATGGCCCAGAACCAGTACCAACTAACGTGCTCAGTGTACTTGCTGTGCCTGGATTTAATACTGGACTATTTGCGGTAGTGGTTGTATGCGATAAAGTCGGCACAGAGACAGATGCTAGATACTTAGAAATATCTGTCCAAGAATTAAAACTTTGTTTTCCTATACGACTGTTTAAGTAAGTACTAAAATCTGTAAACGTTTTAACATTGTATGGTTTCAATTGGTTGGCAGCTACCGAGCCAACTACCTTAACAAAATCAAGATAGTCCGCTAGTGTAATCAATGAATCACTAACTACATTAAATCCAGTAGCAGAAACTATTGCGGCTAAGTCACTACCTGTAATAGTAGCGTAGATAGAAATAATCACACTAGGATTATTTCCTGTTGCTGTGGTTGTTTCTGTTACGTTTTCTATTGTTGGTAAATTAATTTGTCCAACAATCGACGAATGACTTATAGTACTTGGTGCCGGATATGTAATGGTACCAGTTAATGGTGCTTGTGTAATGTCTGTGGTATTTAAACCTGTTGCTTGTAACTTAGCTGTTAAATTACCGTAGTTACCAAGTCCTTGATTTAATAAATTTTGACCAAATACATAAGGATCGGCAATTAAATTAATATTAGTTGCATCATACATGGTTCCCCAGTCTGCAACTATCTCTCCCAATAAGTTTGCTTCACTTCCAATACCGCCGGTTAACAAATCTGTAATACCAGTATACCCAATGCCACTTTGACCGTATGTCTTGCCATTTAACATACTCAATGATCCAACAATGTCAACTGCGCCTGCGGCGCTACCATAGCAAGTAACAAAGCCGCCAGCAAATCCAGCAAGACCATTACTGAATGGATAGTTGGCTTGATTTCTAATAGTACCACTTGTGCTTGCTAAAGAGTTAGCGTAACGTGCAATAGTAGAACTTGTTACAGGAGTAATATTAGTAGGATATATATCTAATAGAAATTGACCTTGTGTTGCGGTACTACCGACATTACTTAAAATAGGAATAAGGACATTAGCCACGTTACCATCTGTTTGTGCATTAACAAACACGTTGGCTAACAATGTTATTGGTTGATGATTTTGATAGGTTGTAATTGCAGAGATAACTTCAGGATTAACATTTAATCCATGACCGTTGACTATTGTTGCTGTTGCATTTAAACTTGCGGCTGTTGACATTAGACACCTGCCAACGTAGTGTGTTCGGTTCTAGGAACTTGTAACCAGTGTCCGCAACTACATAAACTACCTAGTGGGCCAACTACTGCCATTGGGCGACCTTCTACCATTACAGTAGCAGATCCTTCAACGATAACTGCTTTACCACATTCAGGATTAAATCCTGGCAGTTTTGGATTGGTATAATTACCGTGTGGACTAACAGGGTCACCAACTTTAGCAATAGGCAGGTTTTCGCAAATTACCTTGCTGGCTGTGGCCATAACATATCCCTGGCCAGCTGGTGCTAATGCATCATTGCCCATACGTCCTTTTCCGGGAGTTATATCAGTGCCAGCGGCTACTGTTGCTATAAATTGTGGTGCACCTGCCATGTTAGGTAATTATTCCGCTTTTAGCTGGCTGAATACCTGTTGTAGTACGAATATAGTGATTTTCAATATCAGTGATTACAGGACCGTGCATAATAATATGCTCAGATTTCAGCGTTACATTATTATTTATATCCGCAGAAATCAGGCTTTGCATCAGGCCTAATCCTTGTTGACTAGGAATAACTGTACATGGGCGATTTACTACAAATCCGTCTGCTGTTTGTTCAACGATTTTTGCTACAATTTCATCGCCGGTGACGATTTTGAAGCAAACGACGTCGCCTGCTCCGTATCCTTTATTGATTAACATTTACTATCCTTTTAGTTGATTGAAAAACTCTTCGTCTTGTTTCTTTAAACCTTGAAACCCACCTTCTACTAATAACTTACCATCTTTGTAGATTTGCGGGACTGTGCGGTGACCTTCAGCTAATACAAATTCACGTGCTTCTGCTACCTCATCAATTTTTACTTCTTGATATTCAACACCCTTTAACTGTAACAAGTTTTTAGCTTGTACACAGAAAGGGCAATTATTTTTACTATATACTGTTATCATTTAAAACTGATCCGCCTCTGTTGAATGTTCTAGTGCTGTTGTGCTAGTAGCGCCAACGGCTGTAGCGATAGCATCAAAGTATGGAACTCCTGCTTCGCGCTGATGTTTAACTGTAGTAAAGCCACGTTCTTGTGCGGCGAACTCACGTTGTTGCATTTCACTGTAACCACGCATGCCTGTTTTCTGATATGCTTCGGCCATTTCAAATGTAGCCAAGTTATTGCAATGGAAGCCAGCAAGTGTAATGAACTGATAAGCATAACCCATCTTACCGATGTCAGCTTGGAATGTTTCGCATTGTTCTTCTGTCAAATACTTGCGCCAGTTGAAACTTGGTGAGCAGTTGTAGGCTAACTGTTGGTCTGGGAACTTCTCGTGGATAGCATCAGCAAACGCACGAGCTTGATCTAGGTCTGGAGTTGATGTTTCAAACCATAGCAAGTCTGCATATTCAGCATAAGCAAGACCACGTGCAATACAAGCACCTAGGCCATTCTTGAAATGATAGAAGCCTTCTGGAGTACGTTCTTTTGTGTAGTCAACAAAAGGTTGATCGATGGGATCAATGTCACTGGTAATAAGTGTACCCGACTCTGCGTCTGTACGTGCTAGAATAACTGTGTCTACTTCTGCCACATCGGCCGCAAGGCGAGCCGCATTTAAATTACGAATAGCCTGTTTAGTAGGGATTAAAACTTTACCACCTAAGTGTCCACATTTCTTTTCACTTGATAATTGATCTTCAAAGTGAACGGCAGCCGCACCAGCCTCAATACAACTTAGAGTTAATTCATAGGCGTTGAGAGCTCCGCCAAAACCTGCTTCACAGTCAGCAATAACAGGCAAGTAAAAATCCATCGTGCCTTCGCCTTCAAGTGTTTGAATTTGATCAGCACGACGTAGTGCGTTGTTAATTTCACGAACAACTTCTGGCACTGAGTTTACTGGATATAATGATTGATCTGGATAAACACGACCGCTTGTGTTTGCGGCGGCGGCAACTTGCCAACCTGACAGGTAAATTGCTTTAAGTCCTGCCTTGGCATGTTGTACCGCTTGCTGGCCATTGTATGCGCCAAGTGTTGGCACAAATGGTTCTGTTGCTAATAGCTCACGTAGCTTTGTAGCACCACGTTTGGCCAATGTATATTCAATCTTTAAACTACCTTGTAGTTTTTCGACATCTTGTTGAGTGTAATTACGTTTTTTCATTATAAACTAAATCCTTTGAATGTATTATTATCGACGTCCTGCTTAGTACCACCAATCACATAAGTGGTAATTTCTGTTTCTTGTGGAGCTACCTGTACATCGCTACCAGCAATCCATTTTTGTGTCCACGGCAATGGGTTAGATCCTGGTTTATTAATTCCACAGTCTAATCCTACTGCTGTCATACGTTTGCAAGTTAACCAGTCTACGTATTGTGCTAATAGCACTTGGTTTAGACCAATCATTGAACCATCTTTAAACAAGTACTTAGCCCACTCCTTCTCTTGCTGTGCCGCATTTAGAAACATAGCTTCACATTCGGCTTTAGTTTCTTCTTTTAATCGGGCAAAATCAGGATCATCTCCGGGTAGTATCTTAATAAGTGTTTGTGTAAATGCTAAGTGCAAGTTTTCATCACGAGCAATTAATTTAATAATTTTGGCATTGCCTTCCATCTTCTTAAGTTCAGCAAATGCCCATGAGCAAGCAAAACTTACATAGAAGCGAATACCCTCTAATGCGTTTACAGAGTTAATTGCTAACCATAGTTTACGTTTAAGCTCGTACATGTCAACTGTAATTTCTTTACCGTTAACTTGATGTGTTCCTGGTCCTAGTACACGGAACCATTGACTAGCTTCAATACAATCGTCATAGTATTTGCTAATGTCTTTAGCACAGTTAACAATTTCTTCAATATCGGTTAACTCATCAAATACTCGACTTGGGTCGCTAAACACGTTACGAATAATGTGTGTATAGCTACGACTATGAATAGTTTCATTGAACGCCCAAGTTTCAATCCATGTTTCTAATTCAGGAATACTTGCTAACGGTAAGAACGCTAAGTTAGGACTACGACCTTGCACAGAGTCTAATAGAATTTGACGCTTAAGATTACTTGTAAAAATATGCTGTTCAAAGTCTGTTAGTTCTTTAAAGTCTTTGGCATCGCGAAGTACATCTACTTCTTCTGGGCGCCAAAAGAATCCCAACTGCTTGTCGGTTAACTTGTCAAACTGTTTGTACTTTAGTGTTTCGTAACGCTGTAATGTAC